ATTTTGCCGTCATAAATTGAAAATACTTTCATTTTATATACCCCTTTTTAGTTTGTCTTTGATGGTTCTAGTTTTCAGCTCCTCCCGTACCATCAGCCGGCCAGGAGCTGTTTCTGGATCAAATGGTGAAGGTGCCAAGAAAGGCGTATCTGCCTTTACTCGAGCCTCGAACTCGGTGGCCTTCCTGTTATTTTGGACCCGCTTAAAAAGAGCGGGATCTGTTTTTTCAAGAAGCTTGTCAAAATACTTGGGTGGAAGTGAGGGAGGTCGACCTCCGCCTGGTACGAAAGTATCGCTGGGATAGACGTCTTTTTTGTAGCGCTCGAACCAAAGCGCACCAATCCCAGGCCTGCGAGACATTGTGACGAACTCGGGTTTCCGCCCAGCGTAGTGAGCGTCTTTTCCATCTCCCGAAACTTTTTTAAGCACGTAGCGAGCGACATACGCTGCAGACTCGAATGTAACGTCGCCAATTGTGCAACGACCGTGACCCCAGAGATCGTCGAGAGTGCGACTTGTGTACTGCGGAAGTCCTGACTGGCTGCGTTCGCAAAGCTCACGATCAGCGGAGAAGTCGACTCCAAAGAGAATATAATGATGATGGGGTCGAAAGTTTTTTTCGCCGTACTCCCCACATTGGAAAAATCGAATTTTAGCCGGCTCAAAGTGTCTCCTTAAACGCTTCATAAACAATGTATGATCATTGTTGTTTAAGGACGAATTAGCCGGCATCTCTTTGTAAGTCAATGTCAAAAACGATGTTTTTTCATGACATTCTTTTTCCGCCAATAAGCGACACGCCCATTGGCGTGAACGCTCAAGACGACATCCGATGCATTGACCGCACGGTATGTCGATGGCTCTGTGGGAATCGTATCCGTCGAGATTGTCACGACCCCATAACAATTTTTTTCCTGTGACATTTGAAAATGTCCTATAGGCCTGAAGAGGTTTGTAACAAGGCATCTCATTTTACCCGGATTCCTCGAGGGCCCGCACGATGAAGAGTTTTATTTTCGTGATGAATAGTACCGGGTCGGGATTTGAACATGTTCGAAAAATTGAGAGCTGAAGTAACTGTACCAAGAGCGTTACCCACTTGTTCTACACGTTTGTCGTATTCTGCGTTCTCTTGGTCAATTTTCGAACGAAGTTCTATATAGGGAAGCTCAGCTGCTTCTTTAGCTGTAGCTAAACGTTTAGCCTCTGTAGAATAACCTGCCTGTTTTAAAAGTTCAGGAGTGAGTGCTTCTGTTTGAGCATTCGAAAGCCTAGCGCCTTTTACTTGCTCTTGTAAGAGTTTAGTGCTTTCGAGTTTTGCGATGCCTTCGGAAACCTTGTTTGCCGTATCGGCATCTAAGTTATTTAACTGTTTCTGCATTTGAATACCGCTAAGAGCAGTAGACGCTGCACCACGAACGCCTTCGGCTACTATGCCTCCAGTATCACCTGGATCCATGCGTGCGACTGATCCACTAGGGACAGCCGCACTGCCTCCTGCTGCCATAATAGGATTGAGGCCTGCGGCCTTTAAATCGGCCATAGCGCGTTGGTGAGCGGTGTTTGCCATCCGCTCTTGCCATGCTGTATTTGAAGCTGCTAGTGCGGCGTTTGCCGCGTTCGTTGAAGAGACTGTTTGTTGATTGATTAAAGATCCCGCAATCGTACCTGCTGCACTGAGTCCGGCGCCTACTAGCCCTAGACCTAAGTCTCCGCCGCCGCCTCCGGTAGTCCCTACTTGGAAAGCCATGAGAATCTCCTTGAGAAGCGCCGGGCCTTAAGGCCCGGCGCTCGTTTTTTTTTTTAGAAATGATCGACAAGTCCTGGCGTTCCGTATGTCGGCAACGGACGGGCATGTGTGATCTGGTGCCACGAATCACAAATGAAGTGTGGCTGAGATGGAACCGCTACGATTCGTTCAATCGGAGGGGTTTCTGGAACAATATCCGCTAACTCCGGACATACTCCGTTGAAATCAATCGCCAAATGCCAAGCATCAAGCGACTGAGCTGCATTTGAACGAAAGATAGATGTAACCATCGAAGGTCTGTAGCGATATTCCGCGTAACGCTCCTGATAACCGAAAACTCCGTTGTTATCGAAATCTGGTGGATCATAGGTAGCAATCATACAGATTTCTTTATTAAGAATGGCTTGTTCGCCTAAATGCGCGAACGATGGCCAAAAGAAATCATACCGGGTTCTACGAGAGAAGGCTCGATGCATGCCTTCTTGATATGTAGTTTCCGCCCGAACGGAAGCGAGCCCAATCACGTGTCCATGTTCTACGAACGAATGATTGAAGCCTGCCTTTCCGTTTGCGATGGCGAAAGCTGCAAGAGTACCTTGTGGGTTTTCTCCGGTCATTGACGCCGAAGTTTGAGCTACTGGGTTTACGTTCATTTGGAACGTTCCACCACCTAGATACTCTGGACGTTGAAGACGGAAGTCTGGAGAAACAACACCGAAATGAGAAAGAAGAATCTCTACATAACGAGTCCCCCCTCGAGCGTCTCGCTCGAAGAGTTTCTGAAGTTGGAATGCTTCGCGAATCTCATTGATAGTAGCTGCTGTCGCCGCCGAAAGATCCGCGTAGATATTCGGAAAACCCGGATTGTTTGGGTCTTCCTCTACGAAAACGCGATCGTTATCCGCTGCGTTTGAAATACCTACTCCGTCCGCATAACTCACTGAAGCACTACCTCCAGTTTCGTAAGCGGTAAGAGGACCGGCTGAGTAAGTTTGATTAAACTTACCAATACCTGTCACTGGTGCTGAAATCCCTAGTGGTAAAAGAACATCTGGACCTTTTTGGGGCCAAGGTAGCGCTGATGTGAAATAGTCTTTCCGTCTATTTCTAGGAAGAAGAACATACGCCGTTGTATCTGGTCCATCTGTTTTGTCTACTGGTACCGAATTTTGAAGATTTTGATCTCGATACCATTCATTCCAAATTAAATTATACGCTCTCATAATGAAAGCGTTCGGCATATCTGCCTGAGGAATGCCGGCTAATTTCGTAGGAAGACCCAAGAAATCCATAACGGACATTTCTGGAAATCCTGTAGCCCAGGTTCCATCATCAAGCTGAGGGGTTAAATAATCCGTAGTATCATCCGGATCATCCTGAGCGCCGTTAAAGCGCTCCCAGTTGTCCCAAACTAACCGGTTTGGAACAAAGAAATAATGAACGTCCATGTAGACGTTATCCATGTAAGGAAATTGTGGCGTAGCAAGCCGAGTAAGAAATGAACCCGAAAGTTTCATGGTATCGCCTGGGAGAATTTCATCCCAGAAGATTGGAATCAGAAGGCCTTCATTGAACACTGTTTTGTGGCCTGAACCGCGATTAAAGACCGATCTCTCAAGAGGAGGTCTTTGAATATCTGCAAAGTGTGCTTGTGTGGCATATCCGCCACGAGAAACTGAATTCATTGTTGTGTTTCCTTTTGTTGTTAAAGCCTAATTCCGCCGCGAGATGGGGTACGACGCACATTCATACTGGCTGTACGTGCTCCGCGACGGAAAGTTCTTTTTGCTTGCCTGTTTGAAAGGGCTCGACGTTTCATATTTTTCTCCTTGAGTAAAAGAGTCGGCCCTTTTGAAGGATTTTTCAAATCCTGTTTTTGTGACACCGTGCAACGGTGTCAGTGGGAACAGTTACAACAAGAGAAGTAACTGTTCCCACACCCTCAATCCTGATCTTCTGGATCAGGTGAGGCCGCTTTCGCGGCCTTTTTAGACTGCTTGGGGGGTTCCCCCCCTTTATTAGACTGCTTGGGGGGTTCCCCCCCTTTAGCCCCCGACGAAACCTCAGGAGCAACCTGAGGTTTCATTAAGCCATGACGTTTGAAGAAATCGGCATTAGCGGTAGTGAGTCGCCGCGGATCATTGCCAAGCTCCTCGCGGGCTTTGGCAGGAAGTTTCATGAAAGACTCCCATGCGTTGTCTACCGCATTAAAAGCCGATGTAAGGTCGGTAGGTAAGTTTGAGACATCAACGAAATTACCGCCTTGGCGCATATTAGTCGGAGGAATACCTCGACGTGCGCGAGCGACTATTTCGTTTATATCTGTGCTGTCTTTCAAATGTTGTTGAACGACAGCTTTAGGATTTTTAAATGGTGAATTTTTAGGATGAATGACGCGTCGGCGTTTAGGAATTTGCATGTTGAGCTCCTTCTGAGTGTTGAGTTTGGTTTAAGTTTTGAGTTTTTAGGATTTGTGGAGTTTGTAAGGAGCTTTGAGGATTACGAACGTAATCGATAGCCGCCGCGATCTGAATTTTTGGTGAATAAGAAGTAAGATCTCCAGTGTCCTGATTAAATGTGCCTACTTCGTAAAGAACGAAATCGGCAGGGAATTGAGCGAATGGAGAAGTAGGTTCCTTACATGCTTGTTCGAACGAACGAAGAGCGGAACCTGTATGAGCGTCCAAAAATGGACGCATGAATGAGCGAATTTTGCCGTCATAAATTGAAAATACTTTCATTTTATATACCCCTTTTTAGTTTGTCTTTGATGGTTCTAGTTTTCAGCTCCTCCCGTACCATCAGCCGGCCAGGAGCTGTTTCTGGATCA